ACCATCATTCTATTTCCCGTCCTTCATCCTCCGCAATACCCGTATCGCCCGTGAGCGTTCGCGCTGAAGATCTCGGCGTTCCTTTAAGGAGTCAATCTTTACTTTCTTCCCCCTGATCTTTGAGATCTTTGTAATCACTTTTTTGATTACAGGTTTGAATACTTTGAGTAGTAAGTCTGCCAGTGGTTTTGCTAACAAAGCAGAACTGGTTGCAACTACAGCAATACCAGCAGTGGTCGCAGCAACCTGTGGTGCTGGTAAGTACTGTGCTGTCCAAGGAATATCTTCGTAGAGAGTCACACAGATACCATTCTGTAGTTCATAACCAGATACTCTTTCCTTCTGGTTCTGTGCAACATCACCGATACGTGGTGCGTTAGGTGGAGGACATTCTACTTCCTCTTTCGTCTCTACCTTAGGAGTAACATCCTTTGGAATCTCTGGTGTAGGAACCTCTGGTGGTCTTACAACAGGAGGTTCTGGTGGTGGTTGTGTGTATTGTAATTCTTCTGGATTATAATCAATCGGATTGAATGACGGCATATTGCCATCACAAAAGACCCTAGCACCATCGGAGTCATCTTCAACCAACTTATCATTGGTTCCTTTCTTATTATCAAGGTGTGCCTCAACACACCCAGGAATATCAATGATAGGAACTCCGATCTCCACCGTCACTGGTGGAGCAGAAGGGAGTCTTGGTGGAGTTGTCATCCAACTAGGGACATTTATATCACGAACTTCCACATTTCGAATATCACGAATCTCTGCCATTAAGGAAGTCTCATTCCAGGAACAGATCCTCCTTTACCTTCACCCATAGGAACGGCACCACCCGTGACATTAGGAAGTTCTGGCATTGCAGCGTCTAACATTCCAGGAAGCACATCTGCAATCGCCTCTGTTGCTGCTTGAGTGATGTTTTCAGTGACTTGCTCAGCGATAGCATCTCTACGCCAATAGACGTATCCAGATGTCGCCAAGATACTTGATAGTCCTAAGAAAGACAGGATTGCTAATACGTTAATTACTTTTTGCATGGTTTCACTCCACTAAAGTTCCGTGTGCTCTACGAATCTCACGTAGTTCTTCAAAGTTCTTTTGTTTTGTTCCACCGTCGTATGCCCAGGCATATCCTTCGGTGATCATTTGTTCGTTCAGAGAGAGTTCAGCATCTCCAATGTATAACCAACCGAGGAGTCTACCATACTTGCCCATACCACCAACCAACTCAGTACGGATAATAAGGTCATCATCCCCAGTAATGGCACCATCCAACTTATCTTTGAGCCAATTCGTCGCATCGATACCTAGCTCCTTTTCGTCAAGGTCTCTAGTTCTTTTTTCTGGCGTGTCCACACCAGCAACTCTAACTCTCTCTTTTTTATAAAGGTCAAAACCGAGATCAATTGTGACATCGATCGTGTCCCCATCGACGACTCTATTTATTTCTATCACTCGGAAGTTGTAACAACTCTTCCGACTCGGGGGTGTCATGGCTCCCATTGGATTCTCTCTCGTCAATGCCTAGTATATAGACAACAACATATAAAACACCAGCAAGGAGTATCACCAATGACCAGATGATACTCCAAGTTACATCATTTACATCCTCAAGAGGACGAAGAACTAAGTTCACTTTTTAGGTTCTACCGCAGAAACAACAGGTGGTTCTTCCTCTTTTCTTTTCTTTGGAGCAGCGTTACCGTTTCCACCAGATTTGGCAGGAGACAGTCCGAAGGCGGCCAAAGAGCCAGAAAAAACTGAAGCGATGAACGTAGGATCAAAATCTAAAATCTTTTGACCGTTTGGAAGTCTTACGTAACTGAATGTGAGAAGGGATGCAGACCAAATAAGTACAACAACTTTGACTAAATTACCAAGAACTTCACTTTTATCTTCATCGTGGTCTTCCTTCTCTACCTTCGGCTTTGTGTCTGCCATAGTAGATTAGCAAGGCAAATTTATTTATCGATGAACCCGTTCTCTTCCAACCACTCACGGGTCATTGGTGTTGGTTCGTAGTCAGTCCACATGGTTCCACGAGCACAAGACTCAAGTGCAGCTGCAGTCATACCTTCAGTATGACCTGCCCAATATGCCTCCTTCTCCCAGGGGATTGCATGAGGTTGATCCATATAAGCACTCTTTACAATTGCCTGATACATCTTTGGAACTTCTTTCTCAGGTTTGATGATAGCAATGAAGTTATTGTTGATAGTTCCTGCCATACAATCCTGTGCAGCGTGCCATCCTTCGTGACGCATCACTGACATCATCGTACCAGGACGATGCATATGAGCAACATTCAGGAAGAAGTTGTTGCCTACAGTGTGATAGACACCACGATGACCAACTGGGAAGTATCGCATGTCTGCTAGAAAAACTTTAGCTCCGACCTTATTAAGTGATCGGACGAGAGAGTTAAACTCATCAGCAACAATACTGTAATCAATATCAGCCAGTTCCTCATGTTTGTTGAGGTCAGAAACTGTCTTAAGTTCTTGAACATGATCGGTGCATTCTTGAAGTAACATGCATCCCATTGCATGGTTAGTAAAGAACTCTTCTTCTTTAATTGGATCAGCCAGTGCTGGTGCAGCAATAGATGCTGCTGCGATCATAGAAAGAATAATATTTCTCATAAAAAAAGGGAGGATTTCCTCCCATTATAGTATCTTTAATTGGGATTGTAAACAGGAGACATTAAACCTCCATCAGGACCGTCATCATCATCAACATTTCCACTCAATAGGGCTGCAAATATAAACCCTCCTATCATGGATGCTGCTATGATTAACATGTCGTTCACCATACACCTGGGATGATTTGTCCTGTAGTTGCGTAACTACCCATCGCAGCGATCACTCCGATCATTGCTGCCCAACCGTTGATGCGTTCTGCTTTTTCGTTCATTTGATTTCTCCGAGTTTAAGTAAAATAATTGAGGCCAAGTGTCACGGATTATTTCCGCTAATTTGTAGGAAGTATCTGTCTGAATCACTCTTCGTGTTTTCGTAGATAGACGAATCACCATACATTTTATGATCCTTATATCCAACCATACGACCCTTGGTGTTCTGCAATGCAGGCATAAAGGCAATGAGGAAGAATACGGCAGGTGCTCCGATAATCAGACCACCAGCAATTACATAATAAGTCAGAAGTTCAATCATCAGAATCCGAACGCTCCAAAGAAAAATACACTACCACTGAAAGTATAAGAGAGAACAGCAGCAGCAAATCCAAGCATAGCAGTACGTCCATTTAACTTCTCTGCCTTCTCCGCGTATGTCTCATAACCATAACGCTCAGCGTCGGTTTTAGAGATATACATTTGTGGTTCACGAGCAAACAAGTTTTGTTGGCCACGCTCATTAGTCGTTACGGTCATTGTCTTATGTAAAGAACCATTACATAATTATATAGTAATGTAACGAAATTGGCAACTAGTCGTTTTCGATGATTCTCTCACATATGTCAGGATTTTTGCGGCAAAAGTTACGAACGTAACCATTTACATCTGAATCCATATCGTAATGAGCTTTGAGATGTAAACCCTCAATCAAAATCAATACACCAATACTCAACAAAAACAGATGAGTGACAGGAGAAGTGATGAGACGGATGAAATAGTTTCGCATAAAAAAAGAGGGTCCGAAGACCCTCTCAGTATATCACCTTTTAACTCAGAAGGAGTACTTGATACCCAGTTTACCACCGACGCCAAGATCTTCGGCATCGAAATCACCATCAGCGGTGGCGGCACTCAGTTCACCA